ACTCGTTACGACGAAGCTCTTGGACAGCTTACCGGGGTTCAAATACGTAGCTCGACAGACGAGTACAGAGATGGGAGACTTTGATGCAAGTTGAAATGGATTTTGGCTTTGACGCCATAAAAGTACATACCGCTAACAAAGGAGGGCACAGCCCTGATTCTGTAGCGGAAATGTGTGTAGACAAGCTAATGAGTGTGTCTACTTCTGCCCCGCCCGAGATACGAATGCAAGCAGAAGCGTATAAATCGCAGATGTTGCAAATTATCGCGCATTATATTAAAGTAGCGGTTAAGGAAGACCGCGCAACAACATGCGTAAAACTACAAGAGGCTGGGTTTCCTGACCTCGCAACCCAACTTAGGAGACTTTAAATGGCCTTTTCAGGTAACTTCATGTGTACATCGTTCAAGAAAGAACTTCTTCAAGGTAAACACAACTTCACTGCCTCTTCAGGCAATGCGTTCAAACTTGCTCTGTATACTAACAGTGCAACGTTCACCCAAGCGACTACCGCATACACTTCTAGTAACGAAGTAAGTAACTCAGGTAGCTATTCTGCTGGAGGAGGCGCACTTACAAACGTGACACCTACTTCTTCAGGCACGACAGCGTTGACAGACTTCGCTGATCTTGCGTTTACATCAGCTACAATTACGGCTCGTGGGGCGTTAATTTATAACAGCACGACTGCAGGTGATCCTACAGTTGCAGTTCTGGACTTTGGAGCAGACAAAACTTCTACAACTGGTACATTTACTATCCAGTTTCCAACAGCGGACGCTTCGAACGCTATTATTCGAATCGCTTAAAAATAAAGGGGTTGCCCTATGGCCTTAATCGTCGCCGATCGCGTACAAGAAACTACTAACTCTACGGGTACAGGGGCTTACACTCTGGGAGGTGCGGTACCGGGCTTCCAAACATTTGCTTCCGAGGTATCTAACGCTGACACTGTCTATTACTCGGTAACGGATAATGTGGATTTCGAGGTTGGCCTTGGAACTTATGCGTCTAGTGGGGGGACTATTACCCGCACAACGGTGTTTACGTCTTCTAACTCCAATAGCGCGGTTAACTGGGGTGTAGGAACAAAGAATATATTTCTGACCTACCCTGCAGATAAGGCTGTAGTTGAGGATGCGAGTAATAATGTAACCATTGGCAACAACTTAGTTGTGGGTGGTACAGTAGATGGTCGTGATGTAGCCGCTGATGGAACTAAGTTAGACTTTGTTACGGTTACACAAGCGGTCAATCTTGACCAAATGGAGACTGATATTGCCGCACTTGAAAACGGTATGGTCTATAAAGGTGACTGGAACGCAGGTTCAGGTAGTTTCCCCGGTAGTGGCTCTGCCCAAACAGGCTGGTTCTATTACGTTTCAGGGGCGGGTACGGTTAATGGTATATCATTTGCAGTGGGAGACAACATCGTTGCTACTACAGATAATGCGTCTACTTCTACTTATGCGAGTAATTGGTCGAAACACGATCAGACAGATGCTGTCCAAGCCGTTGTAGGTTTAACTGGTTCTATCGCAAAAGGTTCTCTCTTATCCGCTTTAAATGTAGAAGACGGCGCAGACGTAACTGATACGGCTAATGTCACTTCTGCCGGAGCTTTGATGGATAGTGAGGTTACTAACCTTGCACAAGTTAAGGCTTTCAACTCTAGCGATTACGCAACCGCCGCTCAAGGCACAACCGCAAATAATGCTTTACCAAAAGCTGGCGGCACTATGTCCGGTAATATAGATGGCAACGGCAACAAGATGCTCTTCGCTAACATGTATTCAAACCTAGTTGACTTGCCAAGTGCTACTACTTATCACGGTATGTTTGCTCATGTCCATGCAACAGGAAAAGCCTACTTCGCACACTCTGGTGCATGGGTTCCGTTAGCTAATGAATCAACCACCTTGGCACTAGCTGGTGGCACTATGACAGGCGATGTCCTGTATAATGATAACGTCAAAGCTAAGTTTGGTGCTGGGTCTGACCTACAGATTTACCATGATGGGTCTAATAGTATCATTAGTGACCAAGGCACAGGCCACATTAAAATTTACGCCAATGATTTTAGAGTAACAAACGCAGGTAATACTGAGCAAATGATTACTGCTAACCAAGATGGCGCAGTAACTTTATACTATGATAGCGTAGCTAAACTAACCACAACATCAACAGGCGTCCAAGTTTCAGGGAACATATCTAATGCTACTGGCGACTTTACCTTAGACGTTGCAGGAAATATTAAGTTAGATGCTGATTCTGGTTTAGTTTATCTATCAGATGGTGGAACAGATATTGGTTTATTTTCTGTAAACAACCAAGATTTAAATATTCGTAATACTATTGCAGACAAGGATATTTATTTTCAAGGAAACGATGGTGGCTCAAATTTCACAGCCCTCACCCTTGATATGTCTGATGCTGGTACAGCAATCTTTAATCACGATGCAACTTTTCCTGATGGCGCTTATGTCAAGATGGGAGCAGGGGCAGATTTATCCATAAACAGCGATGGAACAAATGGTAGGATTTTTGCAGACAACGGCGACTTAACACTAGACGTTGCAGGTGACATAATTCTTGATGCTGATGGTGACGATATACAGCTAAAAGCAGGTGCTTTTCATTTTGCAAGCATTACTAAGCCTGCAAATAACGGAGTAGAGTTTAGGGCAATTGGTTCAGACAGAAATATGTTTTTTAAAGGTAACGATGGCGGTAGTGAAATAACAGCCCTCACCCTTGATATGTCAGCGGCAGGTGCGGCTACTTTTAATGATGCAGTAAAACTTGGTGATGGAAACGTCCTAAGTCTAGGTGTAGGAAACGATTTAGAAATATACAGCGATGGAACAAACGGACAGATTGCGGCACAAAACGGCAATCTAACGCTAGATGTATCAGGAGACATTATCCTTGATGCTGATAATGTAGGTGCAGTACATATAGAAGATGGTGGGACTAGATACGGAACTTTCTTCAAAAACGGAAACAATTTCTTTATAGAGTCATCCATTTCAGATGGAGATATAATATTTAGAGGTAGTGATGGCGGCAGTAACATAGTCGCTCTCACCCTTGATATGTCAGCGGCAGGTGCGGCTACTTTTAATGGTGCTATAACATCTGGTGGTAATATTACTGTTGGAGGCACTAACAATTTAATCGTCAATGATAATGGCGTGGCTATATTTGGAAATGACGGAGATTTATCAATAGGTAACTCTGGTGTAAATGGTCTTATATCTGCACCTAACGGCGACTTAACACTAGACGTTGCAGGAGATATTAACCTTGATGCTGATGGTGGAGACATTAATTTTAAAGATGGTGGTACTACTTTTGGTTTTATGGCCAAATCAAATAATGATTTATTATTAGGTAATCTTATTTCTGATGGAGATGTATTAATAAGAGGTAATGATGGTGGTTCAAATATAACAGCCCTCACCCTTGATATGTCCGAAGGTGGGATTGCTACATTTGGTTCACACATTGAATTACAAGATAACAAAGAATTAAGAGTTGGTAACTCACATGATTTACGGATTTACCATTATGGGGGTAATAGTTATGTGCAAGATAGCGGCTCTGGTCAATTAAGGCTTGATACAAATGGCACTGATGTTCGCATTACAAAAACAGATTCCGAATATATGGGTAAATTTATTGCTGATGGTGGGGTAGAACTATTTTACGACAACTCCAAGAAATTTGAAACAACGAGTAGCGGTGTCACAGTGACAGGCAGTGTTCATGCATCTAGCTTTGGCCTTGATAGTAATGACTATTTAGGATGGGGCGACAACTCATACCTTGATTTTGTAATCAACGGCGGTATTCGTGCTAGAATTGAATCTGATGGGGATATTCATGCAGATGGCAACGTCATTGCTTACTCTACAACAATATCAGATGAGCGTCTAAAGAAAGACATCGTTAAGATAGACAATGCCTTGGATAAAGTATCACAGCTAAATGGCTACACATTTGAATACTTAGCTGATGGCAAAAAGTCTGCTGGTGTTATAGCGCAAGAAGTTGAGAAGGTAATGCCAAGTGCAATTACTGAAAGCACGTTGCCCCTCAAGATGGGTGAAGATGATAAGACTGAATACAAGACAGTGCAATACGATCAACTTCATGGCTTAATGATTGAAGCAATCAAAGAACTTAAAGCTGAAATCGAAGAGCTAAAAGCGAGATAACACATGACGTTACCATCTAGCGGACAGATAACTCTTAACCAAGTTAATGTAGAGCTTGGCCTAAGTGGTACAGCCCAAATAAGTATGAATGACAGTGCTGTAAGAACTCTATTTGATGATGCTTCAGGTCAAATTACTATGGCTCAAGGCCACGGCAAAGCTAATGCTCAATTTATGGCGGCTTCTGGTGGAACTATAACAACAAGTGGTGATTACAAAATCCATGTGTTTACAGGTTCTGGTACGTTTACAGTTAATACTGTTGGTAATGCGGCTGGTTCTAATACGGCAGAATATTTAATTATTGCTGGAGGGGGCGGTGGTGCACAGAATCAGTATGCTCAATCAAGGGGTGCTGGTGGTGGAGGTGCTGGAGGCTACCGGACAGGTACTAGCGGTGTACTCAGCGCAACTGGATACTCAGTTTCAATAGGCGGAGGCGGTTCGTCAGGTGTAAACGGGTATGATGGTAGTAGTAGTTCTGTTTTCTCAATAAGCTCAACAGGTGGCGGTGGTGGCGGTGGTCACTATTCGGGTTCTCCTTGGAATCAACCGGGAAGAAGTGGTGGTTCTGGCGGCGGCGGTGCAAATGATGCTCAAGGTGGTTCTGGAGCATCTGGACAAGGTAATAATGGCGGTGCTGGCGCATACTTCCCGAACTATACACATGGCGGAGGCGGAGGTGGTGGTGCTGGGTCTGCTGGTGGAAATAATAGCGGCGGTGTTGGCGGCGCTGGTGGGTCTGGTGCATCCAGTTCAATAAGCGGTTCATCTGTAACAAGAGCTGGTGGCGGCGGCGGCAATGGTATATATGGTGGTGGCAGTGGCGGCTCTGGGGGCGGTGGTAATTATGGCTATAATGGCAGTCCAAACTACGGCGGCGGTGCAGGTGCTTATGCTTCAGGTGGCTCTGGTATAGTGATAATAAAATATAAATTTCAGTAAGGAAAAATATTATGGCACACTTTGCAAAAATTGTAGATGGTATTATTGCTGATGTTATTGTTGTAGATAACTCTGATATACTCGACGCCGATGGGAACGAGTCTGAAGAAGTTGGCAAAGCTTTTTGCGTTAATCTCTTTGGTGGAAATTGGGTACAAACTTCTTACAATAAAACGTTTAGAAAAAACTATGCTAGTATAGGTGATACTTATGATAGCACTAGAGACGCTTTCATACATATTAAACCATACCCTTCATGGATATTAGACGAAACTACATGCCAATGGGACGCACCAGTAGAATATCCAGACGACGGGAAAGATTATAAATGGAATGAAGAAACTACAAGTTGGGTAATAGAAGATTTATTAGGGTAGAAGGGTTTAAATTATGCCAATAACGCCAAACGGTACAATATCTATTCAAAACATAATGACAGAACTTGATATTTCTGGTGCAACTTCTATGAACGACGCGGATGTTCGAGGGCTTATTGATAAGGTCGCAGGAGCTCGAATGTCTATGTCTGAGTGGTATGGGGCACAAAGTGCTTTTGCTTTTAACCTTACATCTAGCGTGGAAGCTAACGGTACTGATTTGAGTACTTTAGCAACGTCCGCAGGTTGGGATGGAACCGTACCTATTATAATGACTGTAAACTCTGGGATATATATTCGGTCAACGTCAACAACTCAACCAGCACTAACGATTGATGTGGCTGAGTCAGAGGTTATAAACAACGGTGCTATTTTTGGTCATGGCGGCGGAAGCGGAGGCGGTGCGGGCGGACACGCTATTAAGATAAACGCACTTAGCACTATAGTGACTAATAACACCGGTGCATTTATTGCAGGGGGTGGCGGCGGTGGCGGCGGTTCTGGTGGTGGCGGTGGCGCTGGCCAAAGCCCTTATAATCAAGCTTCAAGTAACGGCCCAACAGTAGGGTATTTATCACATCCGGGTTTTGTTAGAACAAACGGCACTGCAAGCGGCGGGTCTTGTGCAATTACAGCATTAGGTGGTACAGGCGGTGATCAAGGTGGCGGCGGTGTTACTCCTGCTACATCATATGGTAGTTGTTCTATTACTTCATACGGTACTTTTTGGCCCGGTGGTCAGGGAAGTTTTAACGTATCTGGAAATGTACCTAATAACGCTGCAGCGGGTGGTTCTGTTCTAAGCGCAACATCAAACACAGATGGCGCAGGTTCTAACGGCGGTGGCGGTTGGGGTCGCACTGGTGAGAATGGTGGCGGTGTCGGTGGTGACGCTATCAACACAGGCTACTCATATACTTACACAAATAACGGTACAGTATACGGAAGTGTGTAATGAAAACCGTTGAAGTAGCCCCTACATATTTTTTAGCTGATGATAGGTTAGACATCATATGTAAATATCTATATGTAAAATCTAAGCATACTAATATAAACTATACACGTTACAAAGAACTGTACAAAAAATGTATATACCGGCAAACAGACGCAGTAGAACCTATTGACAAGTATATACCTAAGCAAACCCCAAAGAATAATATACAAGATTACATAGATAGTTTTGACCGTTTAATTAATAACTTTGAAGCACAAGGTTACAATAAAGAATACCCTATATACTCTGATTATGTAAAAACAATTAACGGCGGTGCACATAGAATAGCGTGTTCCCTATACTACGAGCAAAATATCCCCACAGTGCTATGCGTTGACCCTCAACCAAAGTATAGGTTGTTAGATAGGAAGTGGTTTGAAACAGAAGGTTTCTCTGAAGAAGTTATCGCAGAGTGGGAGGAAACGCTTGTTGAACTCAGTGGTAGTCGGTAACGGTAAATCCCGAAAAGGTAGAGACTTGAAGGCTATACCTAATGCTTACATAATAGCATGTAATTGGTTTTTCAGAGATGAATTTGAACCTGACATATTAGTAACTTCCGATGAAGATATTACTAAACATATATCTGAAAAATACCCTAGTATTAAAAACCACCATAAATCTACAGTGAAGTATTCATCGGGGGCAACAGGTGCCTACCTAGCGGCTAAAAAAGTTAAATCAGATAATATATTCTTAGTTGGTATGGATTTTTATGGTGTTAACGGGAAAGTTAATAACTTATACTCTGGTGAACTATATTATACACCTAAAAATTGGGTAGCACCTGATAGTATCAGTAATGATTGGCAGGAGCAGTTTGAATGGATTGTAAAGGAATACCCAAAGATTAACTTTTACCATGTTGATCCTTTCGAAGATAGAAGCCCCGAGTGCCTTACAAGACTTTCTAATTTCCAAAAAATAACTTACGAGGATATGGTAAAAAGGGTGGCAATATAAAATGCTTGGTTTTACAGCTCACGAATGTATAATAGCCGCTAAGATTAATCCGTATGAAAGGGCTTATGTAGCATGTTAGGTTTCTCCCCATATTCAGCAGCAGCTTTCTCGGACGTAGGTAGTGGAGAGCAGCTTTTCGTTGCTACAGGTGTTGTTGGTAACGGGGCTATAGGCACTGTATCAGTTACTGGGGATCAGATAGGTCTGACTCTTGGCTCTGTACAAGGCTCTGGGGTAGTTAACGATGTATCAGTAGATGCAGGGGTAACAGCTACGTTTTCTATTGACCGATTAAACGGCAGTGTTAACCCCGTAATCGCATCTACTGATATTACTGTTTCTGTTAGTGGTGTAGGTTCTACTGTATCGTCGGGTAGTGTTACTGCTACAGGTGGTTCAGATATCGCCCTTTCGGGCCTTGCGGGTACTACAAATACTCCGAGTGTTTCTACTGCCTCTAACGCTACGTTCTCTGTCACAGGCGTATCCGGAACTATGTCTGTAGGCACGGCGCAAGGCCAAGCAGGTGCAGGTGCGGATGTGACTGGAGTTTTAGCTACAGGTAGTGTAGGCTCTATAACAATGACAGGCACAGGATTGGTAACTCCGATTGGGGTATCGGCCGAAGGTAGTGTCGGACAAGCACTTGTATGGGGCAGAGTTAAACCTAATCCCGGTACAATATGGACAAGAATAGCAGCATGAGGATGAACAATGCCTAGTACATATACAGATAATGGTGGTATAGAGCTTCCAGCCAACGGAGAACAAGCCTCTACATGGGGCAATACTGTCAACGACAACATGAATATAATAGACCGCCTGATTAATGGTGTAGGCGCGATTACTCTATCTGGCACGACACATACTTTGACTACCAGTGATGGCGCACCTTCTGACGGGCATTATAAAGTTCTCGTACTAGGGGGTTCTCCTTCTGGCACTAACACGGTAACTGTGGCTCCAAACAACGGACAGCATGTATATATCGTTAAGAACAATAGCGGTCAAACAGCTACATTTACTCAAGGTTCTGGTGCAAACGTCAGTGTGGCGACGGGTGCAACTAAGATTATATATTGTGACGGTGCAGGTTCTGGTGCGGCTGTTGTAGATATTACAGGTTCTTTGGACCTTGGAGCGTTAGTTATAGGAGGCACTACAGTCACTGCAACCGGCGCAGAGTTAAACATAATGGACGGAGTAACATCTACTACCGCCGAGATTAATAAACTCGATGGGTTTACTGGTGATGTTAACGACTTAAACTACGCTAAAGATTTACGAGCTACAGGCGTTACAACTGCTGAGTTTGATATTCTTGATGACTTAACAGCTACAACTGCTGAACTTAACTTACTGGATGGAGTTACGGCAACAACGCAAGAGTTAAACTTTGTTGATGGGGTTACCTCAAACATACAAACACAACTTAATGCTAAAGCACCTTCTTCAAGCCCTACGCTCACAACACCTACGCTTGGCTCTGCTATTACAATAACAGGCGGAACGCAAAGCTGGACGGTAACAGCAGCAGGAACAAACTTAACTTTTGCCTATAACGGCACAAACGTTTTCCGTATAGATAGCTCTGGTAACATAGCTGCAAAAGGTGATGTAACTGCATTTGAGTCTCTATAAATGCTCGTAATTATTCCGTTGGAGGTTTAATATGCCACTACAAAAACTTCAGTTTCGTCCCGGGATTGTACGGGATACAACTGACTATACTAACGAAGGTGGTTGGCGAGATGGGGATAAAATTCGTTTCCGTTTAGGGTTTCCTGAAACTATCGGCGGTTGGACTCGATACACCAGCAGTACTTTTCTTGGCACATGTAGGGGTCTTCATAGTTGGATATCTCTTACTGGTGCAAATTTTATTAGCGCGGGTACTAACTTAAAACTTTATGTACTGGATGGTAACGATCCAATAGACATTACACCTATACGTGCAACAACTTCCGCAGGGGACGTTACCTTTGCGGCTACTAATGGTTCTTCTACAATTACTGTATCAGACACAAATAATGGCGTGTTCTTAAACGATTTTGTCACGTTCTCAGGGGCAGTAAGTCTTGGCGGTGCTATCACCGCCGCGGTGTTGAACAAAGAGTATCAGGTTACTTCCGTAGTCAACGCCAACTCGTATACCATTAGCGCTACAGTTACAGCTAATTCATCAGATACAGGAAATGGTGGCGGTTCTGTAGTAGGTACGTATCAAATAAATTCGGGTTTAGACTCTGCTGCTAGTGGTAGTGGGTGGGGCGCGGGTACTTGGAGTCGTGGAAGTTGGAGTTCTGCGGCGGACGTATCTATAGCGGGTGCTCAACTTCGTTTATGGTCTATGGATAATTTTGGGGAAGACCTTATCGCTAATGTACGTGGCGGTGGCATCTACTATTGGGACGCTTCTGCGGGTACTTCTGCTCGTGCGGTGAATATTACTACACTAAGCGGGAACAACCAGCCGCAAGCAGCTAATCTTGTTCTTGTTTCTGAAAGAGACAGGCACGTTCTTGCTTTTGGCTGTGATCCACAAGGTGATCCCGGAAACCTTGACCCTTTAACTATACGTTTTTCTGACCAAGAGAGTTTTACTGATTGGGCGGCAACGTCAACTAACACTGCTGGAGAGTTACGTATAGGTACGGGTTCTGAAATCATTGCCGCGGTACAAACCAAACAACAAGTTATAGTGTTTACAGACCGCTCCGTGTCTTCAATGCAGTTTATCGGGGCACCGTTTACCTTTGGTTTATCTGAAGTATCTACAAATACTTCTATCGCAGGGCAGAACGCTGCTGTTGCTTTTGGGGACGCGGTTTACTGGATGGGCGACGAAGTCTTTTATGTGTACGATGGTAACGTAAAACTTATCCCATGTCCTATAGAAGAATATATTTTTGACAATATGAACCTTTCACAACGCTCTAAAATAACTTCAGGGTTAAACAGTAAATTTAACGAAGTGTGGTGGTTCTACCCGTCAACCGAGAGCGAAACAAATGATAGTTATGTAGTTTTTAACTACGCCGAAAACAGCTGGTATTATGGAAACCTTACCCGCACCGCATGGTATGATAATGCTCTTTCCAATCTACCTATAGCTGCTTCTACCGATGGGTACTTATATTTCCATGAAGATGGGCTCGACGATGGTAGCACTAACCCTCCCAGCCCTATAAGTAGCTACATAGAATCCAGCGCTATAGATATGGGCGACGGAGATCAGTTTATGTTTGTGTCAAGAGTTTTACCGGACTTAACATTTCGTAATTCTATCGCTACTCCGCTAGCCACTTTTACAGTGAGTGCTAGGGATTTTCCCGGGGCTAACTTTGATCAGACAGATTCCGGTAATGCAGTGCGTACGTCTGAAGCACCTGTCGAGCAATTTACGGAGCAGTTGTTTTTCCGATTGCGAGGTAGGTCTATGGCTTTAAAAGTTTCGTCAAATACGGTCGGGACGCAATGGAGGCTTGGTACACCTCGTGCAGATATGCGCACAGATGGGAGACGTTAATGGCTCAACAAACACCAATCCCGTTCTTCGCCGCCGCTCCCCCCGAGTATAGCCAAGAGTACATATCACAGGTTACAAGAGCGTTTGCTTTATATGCTCAACAACAGCAAAACCCCGGCCCTGTTAGAGCTGATACTTTAAATTTAACTGGACTTTCCGTCTACGCAAACAATGCGGCCGCCGTGTCTGGTGGTCTTGCGGTTAATGATGTATATAAGACCGCAACTGGAGAACTAAGGATAGTAGTATGACTGATAAAACAACACCTGAACGTAAAGATATATCTGTGCCGATCACTGCGCCGAAACCTGCGGGTGGTGGTGTGTTTTGATGGATATGGCTGCAATTTGGAATATTGGCTTAACCGCTGGCGGCGGTTTTTTAGTGTGGTGGATTAAGTCTCACCATGAAGAAGTCAAGCGGGTAACTATCCTACTTAACAGAACTCGAGAAGAACTAGCTAAAGAGTACGTCACTAAGTACGACTCTAACCAAGTGCTTGGTCAAATAATGAGTAAATTTGACAAGATAGAAGAAAAGCTAGACAGACTGGTGGAAAGAAAATGAAACGTTTATTTATAGCGATACTCTTCTTTGTTGCAGGTCTTGCTATAGGTAACGTTGTCCCTGCTAACGAAGACGACACAATTAAATCGGAAAGCACAGTCACTTCTAGCGGCACGATGGACACTACAATTAGTAGTCCACCACCTTCTGCTATATCACCCCAGATTAGCGCAAGTAACTCTGACTTATGTACTGTAGGCGTTGCTGGTGCTGTGCAAACACAGATACTAGGTATATCCGCAGGTAGAACTGTACGAGATATGAACTGTGAAAAGTTAAAGAACGCCAAAACCATGTATGATATGGGCATGAAAGTAGCCGCTGTGTCTGTGATGTGCCAAGATTCTCGCGTGTTTGAAGCCATGCTTAACGCGGGGACGCCCTGCCCCAAGGATGGGTTGGTGGGGGATAAAGCTAGGCTAGCATGGGAAATGGAAGCTGTTGAGCAAACTATTCAACGCGAACAGAACAACCCAATGAGAAAGATTTTCAATGAAAACGTTGAAACAAAAACAGGCCTTAGTGTTATTATTAGCACTTTGGCCTTCTTACTCTTCTTGTGATCCCTACAGCTACGGGGCAACAGGGAACGCGGCGTCCACAGCACTGAGCTGGAGCATGGGTTCCGTTTTACCGGATATTCCCGGGATTGATATCAATGGTCTCCTGTATAGATACACCACTGTGAAGAACCCTGAAGATGATATGAAAGTCCACGTCGGCAACAAGAATGTTGATGGCGGTGGCTATATCTTTCGAAAAACAGACGATTGGTCAGGAGTTCCCGGTAACACTATCGTTAGATCATTTCCTTTATCGAATATTCCAGCTCCCCAATGGGGTACGGGTTCGATTGACATTGAGGGGGAAGGTACGGTCGAAGATGCTATGGTTATATATAGCTATAGAATAGACGAA